CTACTCACTCATCCCATACTCAGCTTCAGACAGCAACACTTCCAGCTCCAGCGCGGTAACGTACCCTGAATTACTCAAACTGTGCGTCACTTTTGAGATTGTCCACGGCTGTTCGTCGATTACCTGTTTGAATCCGCTCACCTGAACAGGCGTTTCCGGGAACAGGTCAGCGCGACCCATTGCCAGCGTGATGGAGAACTCCGCGACACGGCGTTGCAGTTTGTCCCACTTCGCCTGTGCGGCGCGTTCCGCCTCTGCTTTGGTGCGATAAACTTTAGTCAGTGCCAGCACGTTTTCATCGGTGCCCGCCAGATAGTCACCCTCGCGGGCTTCTGGCTCCTTCTTGGCCTTTTTTGCTTTAGGGTGAGGTTGTGGCCCTTGATGTAGCAGCACTTTTTTCTGACGTTTTACCTTCACCGTTTTCGGCTTTTCAGGCTTCGGCGTATGCAGCCAGCTTGCCGTTACGCCTGTGTACGCGCCCCGATCCGCGAGACTAAAACTGTGCTGGTCACCGTCGCTGCGTTCAATCATCTGCTGTGGGATAGGCTTGCCGCTGGCCGTCTTCCCCGTTCCGGGGCGGATAAACAGCAAACGTCCGGCTTTGATTGCCACAATCGCCCCGTTGCGCTCGGCCAGCCGGGTAATAAATTTCGCGTCGGTTTCCTGCGTCTGGTCGATATGGGGAATTTTTATCCCCGCGAATCCGTCAGCCAGCATCGGCACAAGGTTGTTACGCTTCGCCACCTGTTCAACAATTGCCCCCAGCGTGGTGTCGTGATAGGACAGCTCACGCCGAGCGTTCAGCGACCCGCGAAAATCGGCACTCCGCGCCCGGATAGTGAGCGTATCCGGTGTGCCACGGTGCTCTATTTCATCCACCGTAAAATCACCTTTGCCGATCAGCGCTTCCCCCTCCCAGCCCAAAAATACAGACAGCACCGCACCCCGACGGGGTAACTGCACCTGTCCGTCGCTGTCGTCCAGCTCGATGTCAAGCTGGTCGGCCTCAAAGCCCCGGTTATCGGTCAGGCTCAGTGATAACAGGCGAGGACTGATAACGGTCGTGATGTCCTGCTCATTCAGGCGCAGCAGGTACGCCGGGGCGGTTTTACTGCCTGCGCGAACGTTCAGCGGGTTAATCATGCGAATAATCCCCCGACAGCGGATTGCGCCCGGTTAGCCATTTCCCCGGCGCTGCCGATCAAGCCCTCCGCCTGCTGGCGTAAATCGCCCAGCATGGCAGACAATGACGAGTCCACGCGGGTTAACGTGATGGTGAACTCAATGCGCCGGGCGCGGCCATCGGTGAAAAAGTCGGTTTTCGTCTGGCTGATACTGTTCACCACAAACACGCCGTAAATGGTGCCGCTGCCCTCAATCAGCGGCCATGCACGCCCCTGATCGGCCATCGTCTCCAGCATCAACAATGACAGCGTGCCGCCTGTGATTTCCGGCAGCAGTTCGCCTGACAGCGTGATTTTCTCGTCTTCAATGCCCAAGAACTGCAACGCCGGGCGTTGACCGACGCGGCTGTTTGACGGCCAGCGGTAGTCAACGTTGCGCTGCATGTTCTGATAAGGCAGGGTCTGGAGCTGGAACACAAACAGCCCTAATGTGAGCATCATTTTATTCACCTCCCTGATAACTGTACTGACTGAATGCGCGTGACCGCGCCGCCCGTTCCCGTTGTTCAAGCTGGCGCGTGACCTCTTGCGCAATGTCCTGCGCACTCTGGCCGGGCTGGGTGACAATGCTAATCGGCGCGTGAATGCTGATGGGTGACGATGCCGGGCTGGCCTGCACCGTTGGCGCTATCGGGCGATAGGCTGACATGTTCATCGCAGCGGACGCCATCGCCGCCGTTTTTTTACGGCTGGTGACATTGACCGGACCCTCAACGATTTCCGGGCCATGTTCACCGACGACGGCAAACTCGCCCAGCTTGATCCCGCCGCCGTTGTCACGAACACCGCTATAGCGCTCTGCAATTGATTGCGCGTCTTTACCTTGCGGAGTTGGTGCGCGACTCACGCCCACTTTTAGCGCGGCAGCGTCTTCCGGCGGCAGGATACTGTCAGCGGTCGGTAGCGTCTTCGATTTCTCGTCAACCAGCCCCAGCTTTTCCAGCAGCCACGACACACCAGATTTCAGCGACTCCAGCGGGTTCATGATAATGTTTAGCCCGTTAGCCAGTGCCTCACCAAAGCGCCTCCCCATGCTGGCCGCGCTGTCCAGCTCGGCGGCAGTGGATCTGACGGGCGTCAGCAGGTCGCCGAACCAGCCAAACAGCGCCTTGATTTTGTCACCTATCCACGTAAAGACGGGCTGTAGCGGCTCAAACGCCGCAATAATCGGCGCGCTGGCCGCAACAAACCCTTCCACCACGCCGCCGATAAAGGCCTGAATCGGCTCCCAGTATTTCCAGATAAGCAGTGCGCCGCCAACCAGTGCCGCGACGGCTATCCCGACAGGCGACAACAGGACGCCTAACGCACTGCTAATCAGCGTAATCCCTGTGCGCAGCAGCGCCAGCGGTGACGTCACCAGCCACATCAGCACCCGGCCAAACCCTGACATCGCGCCCCGGATAATGGTCAGCGGGTTACTGACCGCCCCGAATACCGAGGTCAGCGCAGAGGCTCCGGCACGTAGCAGCATCAGCGGCGACTTTGCCAGCCAGCCGATCATGCCGCCGAGGCGGTTTAATCCCATAGATAACTTGGGTAATCCCTTTTCACCGACCTTACCGAATCCGGCACTCAGTAAACCTGCTCCGCCGACTAATGCATTAATCCCGCTCATGACAGGCCACGCAACCAGCCCGATCCCGCCCAGCGCCGTAATTAACGCCGTGGCAGCGCCACCCACCATCACTATCTGCCGCGTCAGCTCCGGGTTAGCTTTGACCCATTCATTGACGCGGGTTAACCATTCCGTCGCGGCCTGCGTCAGTTTGCGCAGCGCGCCGTCATCGTCATTGAACAGGTTAAATCGCAGACTCGACATCGCGCCCTGTAGCCGCCCGATATCCCCCTCAAGGTTATCGCGCAGGGTATCGCCCATGCGGTCAGCCGCCCCGGACACATCACCCAGCTTGTTTTCGGCTCCGGCCAGCGCGGTCAGAAATTTCGGTATCTGGTCAATCGACAGGTCTTCAATCGGCGTACCAAACAGGGCAATGGCCGCGTTTGCCCGTTCTGCCGGGTCTTTGATTTTCAGCAGCCCGTTGGCAGTTTTCTGCATTGCCGCCCGCGCCTTATCGCCGCCGCTGGCGATGGCGGTAGACATTTTGGCGGCATTGAGTCCGGCAGCGTCATAGGCTTCAATGCTGGCCTTTGACATGTCCGACCCGCGAATGCTGAACTCCTTCACCGCGTCGCCTGTCTTGTCCAGCGCAAATTTGCCTTGCTGCGCCATGTCCACTAACAGTGTCATGGCTTCCGACCCGCTGAATCCCATGTTGCGGAAGTGGGTCGAATACTCATGCAGGATTTCCGGCAGTTCGCCGCGCATCTGTGCCGATACGCGCTGCATCCCGGACACCATCAAATCAAACGCCTCGTCGCTGTTCTTCGCAAGGCCGTTTTTCATCATGATGGCGGCTATCTGGATGCTCTCGGTTGCATCGCCGCCGAGCGCCGTTTGTATGTCCATCGCCTTACGCGATATGCGCGCCAGCTCGGTTTCTCCTACATCCCCCATCGCCCCCAATGTGCTGCGTACAGCGGCCACCGCGTCCGCTATCTGAGTGAGATCGTTACTCACACCCGAGGCGTTAATATCTTTGATAACGCGGGTGTACTGTTCGCCGTCGGCGGCGTTCCCGCCCGTTTGTGCCGCAATTCGCGCACCGTGTCCGTCGGCCTGCACCGACGGCGCAATCAGGCGGCTTTCGGCATACAGCGCCGCTGACCCGGTAGCAAACGCGGCGGCGCTGTTATTACGCACCCCGGCAGTAATCGCCTGACCTTTCTCATAACGCTTTCTGACGGCGTTCAGTTTTTCTTGGTGCTGACTAACGCGTACCAGTGCAGCACTTTGCTGATCAAGTGCGGTTTTGGTTTGTGTTATGTCATTACGTAATTTGCGCTCGGCACCCGACAGATCGAGTGAACTGATACCCGCTTTCTTCAGTTCGCTATTCTGACGCTGTAGTGACTGACGCAGCCCGTCGTACTTTGTTTTTAATGCATCGGCTTGACGCTGGGTTCGCTCCAGCGCCTGTGCCTGCCGTTTGGTGGGATTTTCGCTATTGCGCAGCTCTGCCGACAGCGTGGCGGCTTTCGCCTGCGCCTGCTGGAGTGCTGCGCCTGTTTCGGTGAGCTGGCTTTTTACCTTGCGGAAACCGTCGATACGCCCGGCCTGTGTTTCCAGCGTTTTTAACTGGTCTTTTGAATCACGGATTTCACCCGACAGCTTTTTACTGGCGGTTTGCACCGCCTTAAACGGGCGCGTTGCGTTATCCACGGCCTTGAGCAAAACGCTTAACTGTAGATTGTTACTCATTGGCATGTCCGCTGCGTTTCAGCGCCTTGTCGCGCCACAGGATCAACTCGGTGAGGGTCATCGGGTACAGCTCCGATGGCGGCCAGTGAAAAATCACCGCGATATCCGCCATCAGCTCATCAACACTCAGGCTTCGGGGGAGGTCTCCTGTTGCGATTTCGGCGTCAAAAAACCGATCACCTTGCCAGCGATGGCAATCATATCCGGCAATTCCATGCGGGTGATTTCGGCATCGGTCAGTGCTGGCAGCGTCATGCGTGGCAGCACTTTAATCATCGCGTCTACATCTGAATTCGCCAGCGCCGCCAGACTGACGCCGCGCAGTGTTCCGGTAGTCGGTTTAATCAGGGTGATAGTGTCGATGACGGTTTCACCGCGTTTAATCGGGGTTTCCAGCGTTACAACGTTGTCGTTTTTGTTCATGATGTTGCCTCTGTGTTCAGATAAAAAATAGAAAGAAGGCGGCCAGCGCCGGGCTGGCCGGACAGGGTTACGCCAGACCAATCGCCCGGCGGTGTTGCTCAAGACGGTCAACGCCGACCACACGCTCAATCATGTTGATGGTGTCAATCTCGATCATCTCTTTGCCGTCGATGGTCAGCTTGTAGTACGTGCATTGGGTTGACACTTTGGTTTCGGTGGCTTCCCCTTGTTTACTCTCGCCGCCGTCGATTTCTTTATGGCGGCCACGCATCACCACTTCGACGGCAGAAATTTCCCCGGTGTCATCGCGCTGGTATGACCCGGTAAAGCGCAGAAGCACCTTATCGGCACTCGGTGCGGCGTACTGGCTCCACAGGGTTTCATCAGCAAAGCCGCCGAGCGTCCATTCCATCGCCAGCGCGTCATCATCCAGCCCGAAATCAATCGGCGCGGTACCGTTCATGCCGCCGCCGCGATAGTTCTCCAGCTTGCGCGTGAGCTTCGGCAGCGTGACGGCGGAGGCGACGCCCATGTAGCTCATGCCGTCGTTGAACAGGTTCATAAATTTCAGATTGCGAGGCAGTGCCATAGCGCGTTAGCTCCTTAGCTGTTGACCGACGCGGCCAGATTCACCAGATATTTATCGGTGATACGCTGGCGCAGGGTGAGATTTTCCAGAGGGGGAACGGGGGTATAGTCGTAATCGATATACAGTTTCCCGGCCTTAAGCGTGTCTTTATCGTTCGCGGTTTCATCGAACCAGCAATCCGCATCAATGATGTAGCCATTGGATTTCAGTTCGCGAAACTTGGCTTTGATACCTTCGATAATGTCTTTGATAAGCGTTGGCGTAACGGGCTTATCGACCGCCCACATGTGCGCTTCGGCCATCGTGTCGGCCAGCACCTGCGCGGTGCGGGTGTAGTTCTCAAACAGGAACAGCGGATCATCAGAACAGGTGCGGTTACCCCAAAAGCGGAAGCCATCTTTGCGAACCAGCGTGGTGACACCCGCCTGATTCAGCAAATCCGCATCGGTGCCGGGTGCCTGCAAATCCCAATACACCGATGCGCTGATGCCCGTCACGCCATTCACGCCGACGTTAGACAGGGTTTTATGCCATCCTGTTTCTTGGTCGATTTTGGCGCGCAGTCCCAAAGCGCGTGCAGTAGCATACGCCGTCGCGCTGGCGTTGGCCGTGGTGTCCCACGCGATAAAATCCGGCCAGATCACCATCAATTCACGCTGGCTAAAATTCTCGCGGTAGTTGATGGCGTCCGACAGGGTTTTGCAGCCCCACGCGCTGACGTAACCAAACGCACGCAGTGACTGACAAATGGACGCTAACGCCGTGGCAACGGGCAGCGAGTCCAGCCCCGGCGCACCGAGAATGCGGGGTTTAACCCCCGTGACGGTCATGGCATCTAACAGGCATTTCATCCCGGTGTATTTGCCGTTTGCGTCACTGCCGCCGATCACATTGCTGATGGTTTCGGCCTCGTCTTTGCCCTCGGCCACGCGCACTACGACGGTAACGGGCTTTGACTGGTCGGCGATAGCTAACAGGGCAGCGGCCAGCGTGCCTTTTTTCCCGGCCTTACCAGCGGCGGACAGCACATTGGTAATCAGTACCGGGGTATTCAGGGGAAAGGTGGCCGCGTCGGCATCGGCGGCGGTACACACCATACCGATAATCGCGGTGGAAACGGTGGAAATAACGCGCGTGCCGTCGTTAATCTCGACGACCTGCACGCCGTGGTGAAAATCACTCATAAATTCAGGCTCCAGCTAATAGCACTATTGCTGCATTAGGAGCGGTTATTGTCCGGTGTGGTGCGATCATGGGCGAGTGATGTGGGTACGGTGGGGGCTGGTACAACAAAGAGACGGAAAACAGGCACAAAAAAAGCCCACCGTCTCACTAACGGTGGGCTTTGCTTTCCCTGACATGTCATTATTTTTAAAACCAACAACATAATGACATTTTGGGTGACTATTTTATAAACGTTTATACAGATCGATTAGGCTTTATTGATCGGCGGTAACGATCAATTATCTAACGCCATAGCTATTTGGAAATGGGGGCGTCTATCTTCAAACTCATTAGTTACAGATACTATACGATGTCATAAACAATAATGGTTGCCATATCTGTTATCGTTGTCGCAGCGGCATCCGTATCTGAGATCGCAAATGAAACCGCCGCATTGCCCATCATTGCAACACTCAGCGCAGTAGGCTGATTATCACTGCCAATAGTCACCGTACCCAGTGAATCGTCAAACCCATATGAGTTAGTTGATGCTATTCCCATTACCGGCATGTTAGGGGATGACAGCGGAGTATTTAGCGTCATGTAATATGAGTTCATTGATGCGCCCGATGTGCTGACATGGCCCATCCATGCACAACCAACCTCACGATAAATAAAGCCTGCAACCCTAAATGTTTTGCTGCTCCCAATCTGGATACCATGATTTTGATAGTTGATACGAATGGTTGCCGTATTATTATTTCCGGATGGAAATGCCATTGATACAACAACAAATTTCCCGACAGGATTGCACCGACTAGTTGATTTTCCCGGTATAGCTACTGCGTTATTATCAAGAAGAAATAACGATGTCTTTCCGACTTCAACAAAACGACCGTGTGATTTAATTTCAAATGCGACCTCAAGAGTATCATTGTTAATTGCTGTAAAATTCAGGCTTTGCATCAAATGCGATGAAAATTGTAGTAATGCGACAGGCGTTAATTGAAGTTTTCCAAAACCAAGATTTTCTGGAGTCAGAGTAATATCAGATGTTCCATCGAACGGCACGCCGTTAATACTTCTCGGCGTCGCTAATCGTTTAGCTACCGCGACACCGCTTCTCAGCTCCCGCTGAACAAATATTGTGTTGGGTACCAGATTTGTTTCATTTCCGGCGGGCGGAGTAGCTGCCAGCCTCGGTGACCCGATAAAAAACGGGCTGTCTTGACGGGCAATTTTGGCGTCTACTTCCTGTGATGTATATGCGCCCACATCCCCAGCGCTCAGGGAAATATCTGCCGACAGCGCTTTGCCGTTGACGGTTCGACCAGACGGCACACGGCCATTGGCGTTCGTGTTGGCGTTGGCCGCTGCGGTGGCGGCATTATTGGCGGCGGTGGTCGCTGCGGCGACGCGGGTATCGGTTTCGGCTTTGGTATAGGCACCG